TGAAATCGTCCTTCATGAACGGGGCCATCTTCAGCCGCTGCCCGACGAACTTGCCTTCAGGGATCAGGATATTCTGCTCACACCAGCGAATGTTTCGTTCAGCCCGCGTAAGAGTCTTTTTAACCATCAGTTAATCAGCCTTAATCAATTTCCCAGGGCTTCTTCTCCCGCGCCAGGTTGTTATGCGCCCGCCCCACTGTTTTCGGGTCGGCGGTAGCCTGGCGGGTGATCCGCAGACGTGTTGCCAGAGAAGACGCCGAGCGCACTTCGCGTTCCCGCATCGTCAGTAACTTGTCGTAGCGCTTCAGGCCATCATCACGGGCCAGCCACTCCAGCTCAAACTCTTCGATCTGGGTGGTGAGCAGCCGTGCCTGCACCACATGACGGCAGTACATCTCCAGCATGTCGCGGTGCGTTTCGGTGAAAGAGCTGGCCGGGTTATCGTTCACCAGCCTTACCCAGACATTTATCTCCGGGTCGGAGAGGTGCAGCGACGGCTGCAGCCTGCTTTCAGCCAGAGCCGGAAGCGAGACAGCCGACGTCGCGGCCAGAGATTTCCTGCCTCGCTGAGCCATCATTTTTCCTTTTTTTCTGGACGTTTTTAAAATGAAACGGGGGAGCGCGGTCTTTAAGATGCCGCCGCCAGAGTTTTACCCCTCCCCCCCCTGCCAGCACCTGGATGATTTCGGTTACCAGATCACCCGGCCTTCGTTGTCGAATTCGGTTACCGTTCCGCCCTTCTCCATGCGTTGCTTAACCGAGTCGTGACAGCGCTTGCACAGGGACTGAAGGTTATCCGGGTCATGAAAGAGTCCCTCGTCTCCCTTATGCGGGGTGACGTGGTCAACAACAGTTGCGGCAATCACCTGATTGCGTCTGAGGTGGAACTCGCAGAGAGGTTGCTTTTGAAGCTGATGATAACGGAGCCGGTACCAGCGCTTAGTGTTATAGAGGTGATGCCAGGGTGAATTAGAAGCCATAAAACTACTTCCGAAAATGCAGTAAACCGCCCGGCTTTAGTGCGTCCTGTATGGCATCGTTCACCACCAGCCTGACACTGGTCTCATTGATGCAGCTTGTTTCAGCAGGTTGCGCTTGCCTGTCCTCAATGCACAGATTGTCAGGGAAGTATTCAGGGATGCCATGCACTTCAGCGCGTACACCATAGCGATCGTATGTCGCAAAACCAGCAGCATTCTCCAGTCTGTAACCATTATCACTGATAATGACTCGCAGCTTATGCATGACATTCTTAAGCGGTAAGGGTTTCATGGTGATTTCCTTTTAGATGTGAGCCTGTCGTACGGGGCAATCGTCCAAGAGAAACGGTTTCCCTGGCTCACGACTGAAAGACTCTCTTTGGTGCGCGTACGAGGCGCTTATAAAACCTGTTTTTTTATCAGGATTTATCATCCGTGATTTCGGGTGTACCGTTTGCTTTGCGGCGGTCCAGAATTACAACTTTCCGAGGAAACAAGTTGTTATCCTTTCCAGAAAATATCTGAAGAGTTCCATCAAGCCGATAACCGGCGCATTGACCGTTAGAATATTGAAGAGAAAAACCATCATCCTTCATAAAAACAAACAGGGTGTTTGCTTCGTTCTGCATATATCCTCCAGGAGGCTTTATGAACGCAAGAATTTTTATGGACTATTGTTCGTCGATTGATATACCTGATTTGCTAGTAAAAGCTTCATTGAGTGATGACGATACCGGGACAGCCTTGCGTCTACACCTTCTGTGTGAGCGAATGGTTGAAGCATGGATATGTGCCTGTTGTGACAACGCAGAGCTATTTGGTGGCGACAAAAACAAAGTACTCATCGAGTGCAACGCTAAAATTGCGATAGCAGGTAACCTAGGCATACCTTCAGAGATTGTTAAATCATTGAAAACCTTTAACTCATTGAGAAATGATCTCGCTCACAACCCTGCAATTCAAGAAATTCAAGATTCTCGAATTCAGAGCCTAAAAGACACGTTGCAAGGATATTTCAAGCAACACCCAATTGAACCCAGCCTGGAAAAATCCAAAGTGGGTATTTTTGATGCAGAAGGCAAATTAACTGAAGAGGTTACTCTCGAAAGCGACAGTTCAAAAAACAGACTTAAGCTGGTTTTGTTGTTCAGTAAATTGATGCAAGAGTTATTGCGATGTGTTGCTGCAAGTCATAAAGGACGATGGGGTAATCAATTCAGTCAGTTCGAATACAGTGTAACAATTAATAAGAAATGACTTTTAGCCCGCCTTGTGCGGGCTTTGAGTTTTATTGGGCACTCAGTGAATGCCTGCTGTAATGCCCATGGTGATGGCAATAAAAAACCGCCCGGAGGCGGTTAGCTTTGTTATGGCTGTTTATCACCAGATTCAGGTGCTGAGCCAGTATCGTCTTTCTGGTCTCTACCGGCTTGCCCTGGCTGGTCGTTTTTAACGTTATCAGGAACAGGGCTGTAATCAGGATGGTCCCCTTCGACTGGGCGATCGGTCATACAAACCTCCTTTCTGGTTAGAAAGTCTTAAGTGTAGACAATCGGTGAGCCTTATCTGCAAGAAGGGAGATGATCTTCTTTAATCATATATAAAATAAGTGAAATTTATCACGGATGCGCTTATGGGAGATATCTCATATCAGGGCAGCGGTCCATTGCTAAGTTTAAAAGGTAACGAAAATGCATTTGCACACCCTCTGAAGAATCTGGATTTCCTTCCGTCTGAGGGTTTTTTTTAAATTTCATGGCAATAAACCAGGATTCTTCTTAATCACCCCCGCTTACGCTTGTTAATGAAAGGTTAACGCTCATAATCAAAGTTCCTGCCACGACAGGAGCTGAAAAACCAACGTAAGATCTTTGCCATTAAGAAAACAATAACAGTACTAAGTACTGATAGCCCTACTCCGACTCGCCCCATGCACGGGGCTTTTTTTTTGCCCGAAACACCGGTTAACGGTTCACGGCATTATACCAGGCCTGCCATCGGTACTTATCGAGGCGCAGCTGGCGCAGACAATCGGCGGTTTCTACATCTGCCTGCAGGTCCTCATCACTGTTTGCCCCAGCGTCACTTGCCCTGCACGGTTCCTGCATCAAATCCGCTGATGGAGTTGGCAGCGTTGATGGCACGCTGGCGCAGCCGCACAGACTCATCATCAAACTGGCACACAATACGGTTCGGATCCTGGACATATTTCACCACGTCGCGGGTTATGGTCCGGTAAATCACCTTCGCCTCGGCACTGGCCGCAGCGGCTTTCTTCTCTACCGGCTGGATAGCTTTCTCGGCCCTATCTTTTTTGGCTGCCGCCAGCGCGTTGATATGGTCGGAATGCGCATTCCATCCGGAACGCCAGGCAATAAGCGCCGTGACAGAGATGCTGACCACCAGCGCCAGAAGAACATAACGCCATTTCATACCAGCGCACCACGCGCACGGTTGTAACGCTGACGGCGGTCTTCAAGCCCGTTTTG